CTCAAGAGATTTGTGTTTCTTTTCCATGATTAACCTACATCGTTAGAGATAAGGACGCCCTCGACGAACAAAGATATTGGGCCGCTTCCTGCTTGGATATGAGCCTTAAATTGAATGTCTGATCCTTGCAGATAGGGGACTGGATAATATCTTCGGATATTATAATAATTTTGCCAATCTGACTGAGCGACATCGTAGGTAATGCCAGACGATGGCGAAGTAACTCTAGCTTCGTAGCTAACCCAAGTTGTGGTTCCGTTTTGCGTTGGGGCAAAACCATCAATTCTTTGCAAATAAAAGGTGTATCCGGAAGGAACCGAATAAACGCTCATCTGACTTTTGCCAATTGATGGATTTATTCTGGCATAAGCAAGAGAGCTTCCTGATGTTCCAAGAATAACAGTTGAAGATGGCGACCCAGCCGAAACTATGATTTCATTGATTCTGTGAAATGTTTTTGTTGTTGGAACAAGGCTAGTTCCATTAAGCGTCACAGATTCTGTTTGAATAGAATCATCAGCACCGAGACCATTTATTCGAATTGTTGCCGTGTCTCCAGCCGATCCATAAAGGTACATGATGGATGCCGCTGGAGGGAAAATATAAGAAGAGCCGCCCTCCCAAACCGCTACTGAAGCGGTTGAAGAGAAAGAAGAGTTATATCCAAAGATATTAACCAGAGAATGACCCGGAATTTTACCTCTGGAAACTTGAAGATTGAAATCTTCGGTTTTTCCGCTTTCAGTAATTGATGGATATGTAGCCATGGCTAAACTCAGCAGTTCCAAGCCCTAAGGCTTTTGTTAATGCGAGAGTTTGGATCGTTAGCGGTTTTGGAGCTTGTGAGTTTCCTCTTCATGCCCTTCATGCGGGCACAGAAACTATCTCGGCGCTTGCCGCCTTCTGGCTGCGGTCGCTTAAGAGTCCCGCCTGTTTCCTGATGATAAGAGCGGCGGCCTTTTTCATTCAGACCGCCTGACGGGTTTTTTCCTTCGGCGCGCTGCCATGCGGGGGTGCGACCGCCGCGAGCGCGTTTATCCAGTCTGGTTTTTGCGGCTTGTTCAAAAGCTTTTTCTGTTGGAGCGCCAGCAGAACCGGGCTTACGCATATGCTCCCCGGAACCATGAGCAATGCGTTCCTGTTTGGCATGGATGTTGGCATAGAGACCGCCACCACTCGCATACCGATGCTTTGCGGTAGCGCATCCATCCTTGCACATTGATTTATAAGGGTGCGCCATGATTATTCTTCCGTTTCTGTTGGAAGATTGGACGATTTCATTTCTTTTTCGTGAGTGAGCCTTTCAGCATTAAGTTCTTTTTCGTGCTGAAGCTTATCGCGATGTTTTATGTAGTCGGTCTGAGCATCAAAGACGTGCTTGGCCTTCTCTGCTTCCATAAGACCGGATTCGCGCAAAAACTCTTTATAAAGATCAAGTTCTTTGGACTTTGCGTCAGCGTAAGCTTCCTTATCGTGGATGACGCTCTGCTGATACATCTTGAGTTTTTCAAGCTCGATACGCATGGCTTGAACGCGCTCACGAGACAGGCGGTCGCGCTCCTTGTCGGCAATCTTGATTTGCTCGGTCTTGGCTCGCATTTGCGAGTCGGCAAGTTGAATCTGAACCTGTTCCTTGGAAGCCTGAGCTTTGGCTTTAATAGCTTCAAACCGGGGATCGGGCGGAGGCGGCGCTGCCTGAGCCCTGAACAGACCCTGAGCATCAATGCCCATAATCTGCATGACCCGCATATCGACCGCCACCGGATCATAAAGCTGCGGGTTGCCCTTCTGGAGTTCCTTAATGGCAATAGCTTTTGCAGCGCGATGCAGCGAAGTCGGGTTGTTAGGATCGGCAACCGGAACAATGTTGCAGTTATTCAGCGCCTCAAGGAACTGTTCCTTTTCCCACTTGTGAGCAGGATGACGATTGAACCGCCAGAAAGCTTCCGGGTCTTCGCGGAACCGCTCTTTGAGAAGAGCAAATTCCTCCGCTTGCGCGGCATGGAGACGCTTGTGAGATGAATCAAGAACTTTGGTAGCCTGTTCAATAAGCGCCAGAGTAGTGCCGACCGGAGCTTCTTGTTTGCCTTCACCAACGGCAACGGAACCAGTGGTCGCAAGTTTGCGGCCAACCTGCTCAACGTATTGAATGAAGTTGGTAAACGAGCCGCCAACTTCCTTGTATGGAATTGGCATAATCGCATCTTGGATACGCTGCTGCGCTCCCAGATCAACGCCGATTCCGCCGCCCGGAGGAACCCTGAATTGATTGGTTAGCTGGCGGCCAATCTGTTTGGAGTAAAGGAAGCCGGGGAATGAAGCATACATTCCGGCGTCAATGGTTTCGCGCCACGCCGCCGTTAGGGTCATAGCTATGTTTCCAAGAATATGGATATAGCCAAGACCATAAAATCCAAGACCGCGAATGAACGGGAACTGCACGAAGAATTGCTTCGGCATACATTGCGGATCATCCTCGTCCCAATTTCGCCGAATATCGAGGATTTGACGACTGTGCTTCTCAATCGTTACGCGATATGGAAGCGGCAGGCCCTTGCCTTTGAATTCTTCTGGAGCAAACTCATCAAGATCAAGTTCGCAATAGGTCTCATAGAGTTCGTAATCTCTATCTTGAGGGCGCTTGATGTTGTCTTTTATTCCGGAAATTTCTTCTTTCTTCCGGTCAACTTCCGTTTGAGTAGTAATGTAGCCCGGATCAGAAAGCTCAACATCACGATAAACACCCAAGATTTGCATCCGTTTAAGAACGGATTTTCGCATTTTGATGCGGTGGGTTACGCGCCCGCAGTTCTTTAGATCGGTCGCGCCGTTTGAAACAATAAGGTCTTCGGCATCGACGCTTTCAGATACCGGCCTTCGACGCAGAGGGCAGTTATAGACTTTCTTAAATCCATCGCCGCCAAAACCGACATAGAACAGCATACGGTCGGTGTCTGGGACATACTCTGTCGCCGTGACCGTAAGGTAGTGGTTCATATCCTTTTCAAGCGCCTGAGAAACCTCATCCAAATGAGTGAGGCTGTCTTTCAGTCTCTCTTGAACATTGGTTGGCTCAAGCGGGGTCGAAGGATAATTCGGCGTGTCATTTCTGACTTTTACCGGCCCATTGGCTGGTAGGAGTTCTGCCCGGGCAGTTGCTTGGAAGTTAATTGTGGCTTCAAGGATAACGGGATGGTCAACGCTCGACATCCCTTCCATGCCAGCGCCGCTAGAACCAACGTCGCTTTTGGGGGTCTTGAGCTTTACGCCAAGGAGAGAAATGCCTTTGGCTCTTGTTTCAAGCCATTCGGCTCTCGATTCTTCGTCGCGGGTAATGCCTTCGATAAGGTCTGATCCAATTAAACTAAGTTCGCTATCGCTTAGTTTCTTGGATAAATTGGCATAAAATCCGTCTTCGTCTTCAGCGCCTTCGGGTTTTGGATCAAAATCAATAGTAACCGATCCATCCTCGTGCTGGATGTTCATCACCCCATCATCAAAGGTAATGACATCCCCGGCTTCATTTGGTTCGTTATTTTGAACGATCTCAAATGGATTGAGCGGGCCCTGCCCAATTTCAGGCAGCGGATCATTAAGAACCTTTGTCTGCGAACGGGCCATTGATTATACCGGATATAGAGGCGCTAGACGCGCAGGATACTGTGTTTCGGCTCCCATTGCCACTAGGCGCTCTTCATTGCGCTCCAAGAGGCCCATATCCCGCAGCCAACGGAGCGCCTGAGAAGTGGTATCCACCAAGTCGTCGTTCTTGGATTTTGGGAAAATAGCGCACTGGTTGATGACCATATCTGCCCACCCTTTGTTGGGGGCATAAACCATCCCGCTGGAGAAGACATGCTGGACCGATTGGAGGCGGGCAACTTTGTCTCCGTACCGCTTGGGGTCAACAAGTTCCGTCGAAAACCGGCCTGAAGTGCCGTACATCCGGATCATTTCCTGCCCAATTGAATGTCCCGCCGCCTTGCTTTCGATTAGGAGCTTGTCAACCGGGAACCGGGGGTGAGGCTTGGGCTCCATGGTTATGGTACAAATGTCCGTAACCTTTTGAACTAAATCATTAAATTCCAATCTATCCTGCCAAGCCCACATTAGCATTACTTTGGGGTTTTCGTTCTGGTCTCGGAACAGCCCCCAGATGGTAATGGCGGATGGGTCGTTTTCTTCTTTTGCCGTATAGGCGCTGTCCAGTGATGCAACTATAAGTTCAAAAGATGGGAACTTTTCGTCTTCCCACAACTGCCAGTAGTCCCTCTTGATGATAGCGCCGCCTCTGGGCTCTGGGGACTGCTGGTATTGCCCGGCGAAGGCGTATGGGCCTTTATCGTTTCTGAGGGCATCCACAGCCTGTTGGGGGAACCTTTCCGGCCAAGCAAGTTCGCCTTCTTCGGTGCGGGGGTCTTCCCAGATAACATCATCCCCATTGTTATCTATTCCGATAACCGTGACGCAATGACGCGACGTATCATGCTCCATAGGGATCATGAGGTGGGTAAACCCCATGTCCCGGCTTAGGGCGGTGCCGCTTACATCCTCCTCATGGAGGCGCTGCTGGATAACAACAATAGCTGAATCGGTCTGGCTGTTCAGGCGGTCAGGGACGACTTCCGTGAACCACATATTGGTGTTGTCCCGGATGGCCGAGGATTCCATGTCCATGGTGTTATTGGCGTCATCAATGATGAATCTATCGCCGCGCTCACCGACGCCGATACCGCCGACCGAGGTGGCCAGTTTCCAGCCAGTTCGGTCATTGGCAAACTTTACCTTGGTAAATTGTTCATTGGATATCTTGTACCGATCACCCCAAAGCCTCTTGTATCGGTCGCTCAGAACAATGTTCCGGCACCGCATATTATCTCGTTCCGTCAAATGGTTAGAGTATGAAGCGCAAACGTAGCGCATGTGCGGAAGGTTGCGCGGACCCCATTCCCAAGCTGGCCAAAACACATCCGTCATCAGTGATTTGGTAAAGCCCGGGGGGACGTTGATCAGAAGCTTGTGGATATAACCTTCCGTAACTGCTTGTAAATGCTCACAAATTGCCTCAAGAACCCAACCCTTTACAAAAGGAATTGCCGGTTCAACAACCGGCCAGACATACGACGCAAAATCAATCAGGTTGCTTTCGTATTTCTCGCACTCTTTCAGGCGCATTAACCGCCCGTAAGCTTTTGCGATGATCTCTGAACTGGTGGTTAGCTGAGCCCCCATATTATCCTCTAATCCACATATAACGGTGGCAGACCCATTGCTGCCTTGATTTGCGCCCCTCATAACAACTTATCCGGAGGGGAACATGACGCGAGATGAATTTGACCAGATTGAAGCTGGCTTAATGAAAGAAATTGTCAAGCGCCGCGCCTTGGGGGGATATAGCGCAGACGCCACGACAATCCAGTTTCTGGCGGAAACTCTATACGAAATCAGCCGCCATATCTCAGCCAAGGTGCCGCGCCCAAAGTCTAAGTCGGAAGAAGAATAATGACTCCGACATATACCCCGGCGCTTGACACCGACCGGCTCAAATTACGCTCACCCGGACACGGCGGACTTGATGTTGATGC